ACGGGGACAGGGCCGTCATCACCGAGGCCGTCATCAACTACTGGTGGCGGCACTACGGCTGTCAGGACGAGTTCCGCCGCGCCGTCAAGGACTTCCTCATCGTCGGCCACGGCTGGATCAAGACGGGCTACCGCTACGTCGAGGAGCAGAAGGCCGTCGCCCAGCAGATGACGGAGGACGGCGAGGAGCTGGACATCACCGATGCCAGCCACGACCAGGCCGAGTCAACGACGATCGTCAGGGAGGACCGCCCGTTCGCCGAGCGCGTGTCCCCGCACGACCTGTACGTCGACCCTGACGCCACCTCCATGTCCGACCTGCGGTGGATCGCTCAGCGCATCCGCCGCGGCGTCCAGGAGGTCAGGCGCGACCCGCGCTACAACAAGGCCGCTCGGGAGGCGGTTGTCTCGACGGCCTGGGGCAAGTGGGACGGTGTCGACGAGAAGCGCGGCACCTACAAGCAGACGCGCGACCCCGACCAGGGCTACGTCGATGTGTGGGAGTACTACGACATCAAACGCGGGACAGTCGGCACGTTCGCCGACTGCGGCGACGAGTCGAGCAGGTTCCTGATCGCGCCGCGGCAGACGCCGCACGCGTTCGGCCACCCGTTCGTCATGCTCCGCAACTACGACGTGCCCGAGCACTTCTACCCGATCGGCGACCTCGAGGCCATCGAGCCTCTGCAGCGCGAGCTCAACGCGACGCGTACGCAGATGCTCAACCACAGGAAGCGGTACGCGCGCAAGTGGCTGTACCGCCCGACGGGCTTCACGCCCGCTGGCACGAAGGCCCTGCAGTCCGACGAGGACAACGCCCTCGTGGAGGTCACTGGCGACGAGGCCTTCGAGCGCCTGATCGCGCCGATGCCGTCGATCCCGATCCCCTCCGACTTCTACACGCAGTCGGAGATGATCGAGTCCGACATCGACCGCGTGTCGGCCGTCTCCGAGTACCAGCGGGGCGGCATGCCCGACATCCGTCGGACCGCCACCGAGGCAGCCATGATGCAGGACGCCTCGAACGCGCGCTCCGCCGACAAGCTGGCGATCATCGAGAAGACGATCGCACTGGTCGCCTCGCGGCTGGTGGCGATCGCTCAGCAGTGCATCACTGGCGATCAGGTCGTCCGCGTGGCTGGCCCGCAGGCTGGCCCGAACTGGCTGGTGTTCACCCGCGAGTGGATCGCAGGCGAGTTCGACTTCGAGGTCGAGGCGGGCTCCACCCAGCCGAACAACGAGAGCTTCCGCCGCCAGCAGGCGCTGCAGCTCGTCGATGCCCTCGCGCCCTTCATGGGCGGCGGGATCATCAACATGCAGATGCTGGCGATGCACATCATGCGGACCGCATTCGGCATCTCGAACCCCGAGGCCTACATCGACCCGATGGGCATGGGCGGGATGGATCCGATGGCCGCCATGATGCAGAGCGGCGGCATGCCTCCGCCCGAGGGCGGCGAGGCGCCGCCTCCTGACGGAGCCCCTGTCCCCGCACCCGAAGCGCCGCCCAACCCCGCGATGGGCGGCCAGTCGATCCCCGAGAGCGTGCTCAACATGCTCGCCACGACGAAGGGTCTGGACGTGGGGAACATCCCCATCGGCTGACCCGAGGGAACGGCCAGACCATAGGTATGAACGAGGACCAACCCGACTGAGGAGTCCAGAGTGCCTGAAGAGTTCCAGCCAGAGGTCGACCCCGCCGAGAGCGGGCAAGTCACTGAGGCAGAAGGGGTAGAGGCCCCGCCCGCAGAGGGCGCAGCGCCAGAGCCCCAGTACTTCGATCTTGACCAGTACGCCGACCACCTCGTGAAGGTGACGGTGGACGGCCAGCAGATCGAGGTTCCGCTCCGAGAGCTTCCGCAGGGGTTCAGCCGCACGGCTGACTACACGCGGAAGACCCAGGAGCTTTCGGCCCAGCGCCAGCAGCACCAGTTCGCTGTTGCCATCGCTGAGTCCCTCGCTGCCAACCCCGCCGAGGCCATCGCGCTGCTCCAGCAGCACTATGGCGTCAACCTTGGGGCTGAGTCGGAGGAGGGCGACGACGAGTTCGTCGACCCCCTCGAGCGCCAGGTGCGCGACCAGCAGCGATGGATCGAGGCGCAGCAGCAGCGTGACGCCGATGCTGAGCTGGCGGCAGATGTTGCCGCCGCGCAGGCCGAGTTCGGGGATGAGATCGACCCCCACGACGCAGTCATCTTCGCCATCCAGCGAGGTTGGAACTACCCCCACGCGATCCGAGACGCCTACGCGGCGCTCGCGGGTCGGGGCGTAGTCGCCAGCCGCGCAGCGCAGCAGCAGATCGCAGCCCAGCAGGCCGCCGCAGACGCGGCCGCGCTCGAGGCCAAGCGGACCGCTGGTGTCGTGGCAGGCGGGAGCGGCGGCGTTCGGAGTGGGGCGAGCGATTCCTCGGGACAAGCCTCCACCGTCCGCGAGGCCTTCCAGATGGCGAAGCGCCAGCTGGGAATGGCCTGACCACCCGTAAGGAACCCTGACCATGGCGAACCCCAACTACGACGCCCTACTCGCCACCACCCTGGCGAACTTCCGCAACAAGCTGACCGACAACGTCTTCAGCGCCCGCCCCTTCCAGTACTGGCTGCTGGAGAAGGGCCGTCGGCGTGAGGTCAACGGCGGTCACAAGATCGTCGAGCAGCTCATCTACGGGATGAACTCCACGGCGGCCTCGTACAGCGGCTACGACCCCATCGCCCTGACGCCCCAGGACGGCATCTCCGCCGCCGAGTTCCCCTGGCGCCAGTACGCCGCCTCGATCGCCATCAGCGGCCTCGAGGAGGCGCAGAACAACGGCGAAGAGGAGCTCATCGACCTGCTCGAGGCCAAGATCATGCAGGCCGAGGAGACGATGAAGGAGAAGTTCGACCAGATGTTCTTCGGCGACGGCACGGGGAACAGCGGGAAGGACTGGCTCGGCCTGGCTGCCCTCGTCGGCGACCAGACGGACTCGGTCACGACCGTCGGCAACATCTCCGCCACGTCGAACGCCTACTGGCGGTCCTACAAGGACTCGAGCGCTGGCGCGCTGACCCTCGGGCAGCTCTCCACCGCGTTCAACTCCTGCTCGGTCGGCAACGACCAGCCCGACCTGGCGCTGACCACGCAGACCCTCTACGAGAAGTACGAGGGCCTGCTCCAGCCGAACCAGCGGTTCACCGACCCGAAGACCGCCCAGGCGGGCTTCCAGAACCTGCTCTACAAGGGCGCGGTCACCATGTTCGATGCGGCCTACTGCCCGACGGGCACCTGGTTCTTCCTGAACTCGAAGTACCTGAAGCTGGTGACCCACAAGGCCAAGTGGATGGAGCAGACGCCCTTCGTGCGGCCCGAGAACATGGATGCGCGGTACGCCCTCATCCTCTGCTACGGCAACCTCACGATCAGCAACCGCAAGCGGCAGGGCAAGCTGACCGCGAAGACGGCCTGAGCGTCAACCCTGGACCTGAGTCGGGCGGCCTTCGGGCCGCCCGCTCTTGAGGAAGGAAGCTCATGGGAGCCATCGCATTCACCAACAAGCAGGAGCTGGGTGGTCTGCCCCACGTCGGCGCACAGCGGTTCGTCCGCGTCACCGCGACGTTCTCCGCGTCCTACGCGAACCCCGCTGGCGACACGATCAACCCCGCGGTCCTCGGATTCGTGCGGGTCAACGAGGTGTACCAGCTGCTCCAGAGCGTGACCAAGATCGGCGGGCGGACGGTGGCGGGATCCACCCTCGGCGCGCGGATCTCGGTCGGTGGGACGCCCACTGCCCCGACGCTCCGAGCCCACGTCGGCGCTGGCACCCCCACCGAGGTCGCCAACGCCACCAACCTGTCGAGCACGTCTGTGGAGCTGCTGATCGGCGGCGAGTGACGTTTCACAGGTGAAACGAACGAGCGAACGGCCCCTGCTTCGGCGGGGGCCGTCGCGTGTGGGGAACGAGGAGGCCTGAAAGACGATGACTGGTGTGACCTACGATTCTCTCTTCGGCGAGCCCGCGCAGTCGGGCGTCCCGAACGCCCAGGGTGCCCTGCTCGGTGCTGTCCCCGCCTTCTCCCACGCCCCCTACGAGGGGGACGTGGAGCGTGACGCGCGCAAGTGCATCGGCAACGACGACACCTGTGAAGGGTGGAAGTCGGGTGGCACCGACTACTGCGCGGGCCATCGGCGAGGACAGAAGTGACGCTCGAGGAGCTGCGGACCTACGTGCGGGCTGTCGTCGAGCTGGACGACACCGACCTGCCTGACGCGGTGCTCAACGTCTGGCTTCGTGACGCCTTCAACCGCGTCCTGTCGATGGAGGGGCGCTGGCCCTTCCTCGAGTTCGAGGCGGGGCTGACGGCGACGCCCCTGCAGCGCCAGTACAACCTGTCGGCGATCGGCGGCGGCGTGTTCCGCGAGATCGTCGAGGTGATCGACATCGGCGCGTTCGGCAACGGGATGCGCCTGCAGTACGTCGAGCACGAGCACGCGCGCGGCATGTACGTCGGCGTGCATGACGTGCCTGGGCAGCCCTACTGGTACAGCAAGAGCGGCGCGGCCATCCACCTGTGGCCGATGCCGCAGGATGCCCACCAGTACCTGGTGGCGGGCTACCGCAAGCCCGTCGACTGGATCGCGGCTGGCGCGGCGACGCCGCCCGACTGCGACGACCGCCTGCACCTGCCGCTCGCCGATTGGGCTCTCGCCCGCTACTTCCAGTCGCAGGAGGACACCGAGATGTCCCAGCTGTACGAGCGCGCCTTCAAGGACGGCGCCCGCCTGGCTCGAGACGACATCATGCGGGTCCACCAGGATCGCCCGCTGATCCTGAACCGCGGTTGGCCGAACCCGAGCATGCAGGCGTGGCTGCAGTCCATCGGCCGCCGCCAGCCCTGGTGACGCCATGGCGCGCCCGATCAAGCCCATCCAGATCAACGACTTCACTGGTGGTCTGAACCTCGACGTCGACCAGTTCTCGCTGGCCGACAACGAGTTCCCCGACTGCCTGAACGTCGTCATCCAGCCGAACGGCGGGGTGCGAGCTCGCAAGGGCTGGGAGCCCTGGGGCGCGTCCTCGACGGGCGCAGCCGCCCAGGGGTCGCTCTTCTTCTTCCTCAGCTCGACGGACGTCCGCCAGGTGCTCATCGCTCGCGGCACCGACCACAAGGTGCTGTGGTCGAACGGCGGCCCCTGGACCGACATCGGGCTCACCTGCGGCGCGACGCCCCACGAGGCGGCGTTCGCGACGTGGCTCACCCACGTCTACATCGCGTGCGGCAAGGCGAACGTCGGCCAGAAGTGGAACGGCACGACGAGGACGGCGCTGACCGCGTCGGGCTCGTCGGGCTCGAACTGGCAGAACGACTACGACACGCCGACGGGCACGCACATGCCGAAGGCAGAGTTTGCAGCTGTCCATGCCGACCGACTGTGGGTGGCGTACACGAACGAGGACAGCACCGACCGTCCGCAGCGGGTCCGCTACAGCCACTTCAACGCGCCCGAGTCCTGGCACGAGGAGGACTACATCGACCTGCCGAGGGGCGGCGGAGCGGTCACCGCGCTGCTGCCCTTCCAGGACTGCCTGCTGGTGTTCAAGGAGCGCCAGGTGTGGGCGATCTACGGCTACGAGGACACGTCCTTCCAGCCTGTGCTGCTCACCGCGCAGGTCGGGGCGCCGCACCAGAACATGGTGTCGGCGAACGAGCAGCGCGTGTACTTCTACGACCGCCGCGTCGGCCTCTACTCGTGGGACGGCCGCCGCTTCGTCGACCGCTTCGAGAAGCTGCGGACGGCGATCGAGCAGGGCTGGGTTGGCCCTGGGCTGAACCGCGTCAGCGTCAGCGTGCTCGACCGCGAGGTGTGGGTCACCCTCCCGTTCTCGCGCCTCGGTGATGCCACCGACGTGCCTTGGATCGTCTTCGTCTACGACGAGTCGATCACCAAGGACGGGGCGTGGACAGCCTTCACGGGCAAGGAGGGCTACGCGCCGCGGCGCTGCATCACGTTCATCGACTCGAGCGGAGTGAAGTGGCGGCTCGGCTGCACTGGCTCCCATTGGGTCATCAACCTGGCGGCGCGGCACGACACCAAGGACAACAACGGCGACGGAGAGCTCAAGCCGTTCGACTCCTACCTCCACACCCGATGGATCGACGTCGGCGTGTGGGGCCAGAAGGCGCAGCACCGCGCGCCTGACTTCATCCTGTCCGACCTTGACATCGACGCCACCCTGCAGGTCTGGGCCTTCGCCGACTACGAGGAGGCGAACCCCGCCCGCACGTTCACGCTGGACACGCAGGCGTCGGTCGGGACGCCGCTCGTGTGGAACGTCGGCCTGTGGGGCACTGGCACCTGGGGCAAGCGGCCCGCAGGGTCGCTGATCGTGCGCGGCAAGAGCCTGGGCACGATGCGTGCCGTCAAGCTCGCGATCGGCACGTCGATCGGGAACATGGGGGGCGCGGGCGCCGAGGCGCGCAGTGAGGCGGGCTCCCCCTGGGGTCTGAACGGGATCGTCTTCAAGGCCGTCCCGAGGAAGCTGAGGTAACAGATGTCTTCGCTCGTCATCCCTAACGCGTTCCTGGCGGGCACCGTCGCGGATCCCGCGAAGGTGAATCAGAACTACCAGGCGATCGCCGCCTGGGCGAACACCGAGGCCATCCACAAGGACGCCTCGGTGGCGTTCACCGCCATCCCGAGCCTCCCTGGCACCAACCCGTCGACCGCGAACCAGGCGACCCGCAAGCAGTACGTCGATGACCTCGTCCAGAACGCTGTCCCTGCGGGCACAGTCAGCCACACGGTGGCGGCGGGGCCTCCGACGGGCTGGCTGTTCGTCGACGGCTCGACGATCACGAACGGGCAGTCGATCTACCCGAGCCTGTGGGCTGTGATCCCTGCGGCCTGGAAGTCGGGCGCCAACATCGTGCTGCCCGACTGGCGTGGACGGATGATCATCGCAGTCCAGGCGGGCAACGCGCGGTGGGACACTGTCGGCGAGATCGGCGGCACCGAGACGGTGGCCCTGGCGGCGGGCAACCTGCCGCCCCACACCCACAGCGGCGCGACGGGCGGGCAGTCCGCCAACCACACTCACGGTCCTGGTGCGGGGGCGCAGTTCTCGAACTTCACCGCCTTCGGTGGCGGTGAGGGATTCGTGGCGGGCGGCAACGCCTTCCCAGCGTCCAGCGCGACGGCGGGCGCGTCCAACGACCACGTCCACGGCTTCACCACCGACGGCGGCGCTGGCCTGGCGGGCACCGCGTTCAACATCCACCCCTTCTTCGTGGCCCTGAACCAGATGATCAAGGCCCACTGAGCGGAACGGGAAGGCCTGAAAGACGATGAGCTACTGGAGCACTGCCGAGTACGAGGGCGGCAAGCGAGCGCTCGACACCGAGCGCGACACCGACCTGGCTCGCAACGCCTACGCACGCTTCCTGTCCCAGCAGCGCGGCGAGCGCAACGTGCAGAAGGTCGGCGAAGACTGGGGCAAGCGCTGGCAGGGGATCGTGCAGAGCTTCGGCAAGCGCGGGATGCTGCAGAGCGGGCAGTACAGGCGGGGGCTCGGGGACGCGGCCACGAACCGCCTTCGGGACACCGACGACACGCGTCTGGCGTGGCAGGCGTCGATGCGGCAGCACGACGACACCGACGCCTCGATCCAGGCGGCCTACCAGAGGGCACTCGCGGATCTCCAGCTCAAGATGTCGATGGCGCAGCAGCAGGCCGCGGCCCAGCTGCAGGCGCTGAAGGGGTGAGTTAGATGGCTGTGAAGAAGCCTGTAGATGGAGGCGGCAACGTCGGCTTTAAGGTGACGCCGAAGCCGAAGCCGACGGCGAGCAAGAGCTTCGGCTCGGCCGACGCGGCCGAGCAGCGTCACTGGACGAACTCTGGCGCTGGCAACGGCGCCTTCCCGACGGCGGTCGGCTACGGCCTGGCCGTCGATCAGGTGTCCCGCAAGCTCTCCCAGGAGGCTGCGGTCCAGAAGTGGAACGCCGCCCTGGCGCAGAACGCCCGCAACAGCGGGGGTGGTGGCGGCGGAGGCGGCGGCAGCCGCGGCTACTCCAGCGGCGGCGGAGGCCGCCGCGGCGGTGGTGGCGGAGGCGGCGGTAAGCCTGCTGGACCGAGCGCGGCCGCGCAGGCCGCCTGGGCCACGATGCTCGGCGACTACAACGCGGGCAAGTTCGAGGGGCCGCTCAACCAGCTGATCCTCGCGAACACCCAGAACGCCAACAGCGCGAAGGACCGCGCCAGGCAGGCGCACGAGCAGCTCCTGGCACAGCTCGGCGCCCTCGGCCCGTCTCCCTACGCGAACATGCCGCCGCAGTTCAGCGTCGGCTCTGTCGACCAGACGGGGCAGAACCTGATGACCTACCTGCAGCAGCAGGGCGGGCAGACCAGCCGTGTCGGCGCGGAGATGGACATGCGTCGACAGGCTGAGGCGCAGGACGCCCAGCGCCTCCAGGCGATGTACGCCATGCTCAACCAGTCGGCGCAGGCGGGCGCGCAGTCCCGCACGGCGCAGGCTGGCTTCGCGAACACTGGCGCGCAGCAGTCGATCGACGACCAGCTGCGGATGCTGGTGGCCCAGTTGGACGCGCAGAAGGCGCAGGCCGCGATGGCTGAGAAGCAGCGGCTGCTCGAGTTCGCCCTCCAGAACGAGATCAACCCGACGGGATTCACGCGATGAGCGACTTCTTCGACTACGACCCCTACGCGGACCAGTTCGGCATGCCCCCGTCTCCCGACGGCTTCTACAGCGGGCAGTACATGACCGACCCCTACCAGGCGCAGGCGATGCTGCAGTACCTCCTCGGCATGGACAAGCGAGGACTGGCGCAGACCCGCTCGGCCCTGACTGGCGTCGGGACGCAGCTCTCGAACGAGGGCAAGCTCCTGACGAACCGCGGCAAGGAGCAGTCCTACCAGAAGTCCCTCCTGCAGATGGCGATGAACCCCGCCATCGGCCAGCTGTCGGGCGGCTTCGACCCGATGGCGTTCGCCCCCGAGCAGCAGATGATGCCGTTCGACGCCACCTACTCGCCGCTCCGCGAGCAGTGGGGGCAGGTGTCCACGCCGACTGGTGACGCGATCAACGCCCTGTTCGACCAGATCGACTCGGGCGCCGACCCGATGTCGCTGGTGTCCCAGGCGACCGCGGGCGTCGGCGGCGCGATGGACGTGCCGATCGGCCAGGTCGGGATGACGGGCGAGCAGCTGCTGCGGCAGGCGCAGGACTACTTCGAGGAGTCGCGCAACCGCCAGACGGCGGCTGCGGAGGCTCAGTACCAGCAGCAGTCGGGCGTCGGGAACCCCGCCGCGATGAAGGGGCTGGATCCGTCCCTCGGGTCGTTCATCGAGCCGATGATCAACCCCGCGATGGCGGACTCGATCGTCGGTGACGCCTGGGATCAGCGGCAGGCCTCCGAGGCCGAGGCCGCGCAGGCGCGGCAGGCCTACTTCCAGCAGAACCCTGGAGCTCGACCCCAGGTCGACCCCTCGCGGTTCGTGGCTGACGCGACGACCCGCATGCCGAACGGGCTGACCCCACAGGAGCACTTCGCGAGCGCGGGCAACCAGGCTGGGCCTGGCGCGCGCGACCTCGCTCGCGGCGCTGTCGGCTACCTGGGGGACCGCTTCGAGAACCCTGTCGCCTCCCTCGCTGGCGGGCTCCCTGGCCCTGCAGGCGCCCTGGCCCGCTTCATCGGGAAGGCCACGAGCGGCCCTGCTGGCGCCCTCCATTGGGCGGAGGATCGCATCGGCGGGGACAAGTCGAAGAAGAAGCCCGTCTCGAAGACCCCGCAGGGTCAGTCGACGATCGAGAAGTCGATCGCGGCCAAGAAGAAGCAGCCGAAGCAGCCCACCAGGCAGGAGCGCGAGAAGCAGGTCGAGCACGAGCGCGGACGGCTCACCAGCTACGAGGACCAGGAGCGCCAGAAGCGCGGCCTGGCCCCTCGGAACACTGGCAAGAGCGTCGGGCAGGCCAACCTGGAGGCGCGGATGCGCTTCCTGGGCCAGCCCTACCCTGGCTGACGGAACGATCGCGCCTGATAGGCGATGGCGTCCGACTGGAATGCTCAGCGGATGGCGATGGCCCGCATGGCGGCCCAGCGCCCTTCCGCCCCGCCCCCTCCTCC